TTATTAAAGGGAATACTTCCGATGCACAAAATACAATGTATCAAGTATTGCCAAATGATTATAACTTAACCTTAGAGTTCTTTATGTTAGACCATAAGCGTAACGATACTACTGTAAAGCGTTTTTTTAATACCGTATCACGCATAGAAGAGTTATTTTATACCTTAGTAGACTTAGATCCATTGTTCAGTTGTTCTATCAATGGAATTACTTATGAGGACGATGTAGAGTTTAATGGATATAGAAAAGCAACTTTTGATATAACTGTAGGAAATACAAGATAATGGCTTTGACATACGAAAATATTACTTATGAAAAGATTATGATTCCGTTGCGTGATAAGTTACGCACAGAGTTTAAAGGTGGATTGCCAATATACTTTGATAATCAACATCAAGATATTGGTACAAAATCATTACGCATTTATCCTACCTCACAAGAATTAGTAGAAAAGAGAACCAAGTCTTATCTGAATGTATATAATATTGAAATGGATTATGTACTTAAAACATACAGAGATGATGAGAAAGCATTAGATCAGATGTACAAAGATATTACCAGAATAGAAACCATATTGTTTAACAACTCTAATGGTGGAGATATTCCTTATTTCTATGCAGGTATGCCTGAAGTAGAGCATAATGTAGACGCAGGAATAGATAATGTCTATGTGTCACGCATTACTGTTCCAGTGCTATATGAAGAGGTACACGAACAGTTTGTAAGATTTATTACCTCTAATGATAAATTCTTTGTAACTTCAGATGGACTTTTTTATATTGTAAGGAGTTAATTATGGCTAAAATTTATAAAAGAAAAGATAAGTCAATACCACGCAGACCAAGTTTCTTGGGATTAGATACTCAAGATTGGTACGAGTTAAATGCTGGTAATAAAGTAGAATTATCAAAAGTGCCAAAATTAGCAAAAGATTATTTAGAAGAAGTAAAATCAAAAGTTAAAAAAGAGGTAAAGTAAAATGGCTATCAGTGCAACATCAGTTTCCCCAAAAGATTTTCAGTTGGGAATTATAAAAGAAGCTACTGCAGGTACAGCAGTTGTTTCATCAATGAATTTAATTAATATCGACTCACTTGAACTTCCTGCTCTTAATCCGTTACAAGTAACAGATGTAAGACACGGAACTGGAAGAACATTAAAACAAGTCGATACTTTTGCGTCAAACAAAGTAACTGTAAAAGAAATAAGTTTTTCAGGGATAGCAGATAGCACTATCCTACCTATTTTACTTGAAAACATTACACAAGATTCCTCTGGTGTAGGAGCAAGTGGCGATGATCTTTATGAGGTGCTAAATAACTATGAGCCAAGTGCAATAGACATTGGCACAACAACCGATACAGATAACTCAATGACATTTACAGTTGCAGTAGATAATGCAGTAAATAGTTCATATTCAATGGTATTCAAAGGTTGTGTTTTAACTTCTTTAACAGTCAATGGAGATATTGGTGAAGAATCAGGAAGAGTTAAAATGTCTGGTACATTTAAAACTGGTATGGTTCCTGACTTATCTCCTTCTTCTGCTCCAACATTTGGAAGCACAGCACATTTCAACAATAATTATTTTGTAACTGATTTTGATACAACTAAAGTAGCAGGTGTTGCTGATTGTGTATTGAAATCATTCAGTTTAACTATAGAGAACGATGCTCAATTTATGGGTTTTGATTCTACTGGAAACTATCAAGTCATTCAAAGAGCATTACCAGAAGTAATTGCTACTTGTGATTCTGTTGTGAAATACGATGGAAATACACAAGCATTGATTGAATCATTTGAAGGACAATCATTTGGAGATGACTCTGGACACGTAGATATTGATTTACAGATGTCATCAGGTACAAATAAGATTGGTATCGACATCGATCATACTATTATGACAGATGTTAGTTTTTCAGAAGAAGAAGCGATGTTCTTGAGTATATCACAAAAAGCGATTGCAGATGCTACTGGAAGTAATAAATTCTTCAGTATTAAAGCAACTAATACAACTGCTTAAAACAAATAAAGGATAATCAATGTCTAAAAAAATAACGCTTAAGAGTGGCAAAAAAGCTACCCTTATAGAAATGTCTGTAGATGATTTCGATAAATGTATGGATTCTATCCAAGTTGAAGAACAAGATGGTAATATGATGATTAAAAATCAATTTCGTGTTAGCACACTTTGGATTAGATCTGGAGTAGAAAACGCAGATGATAAATTTATCAAATCACTATCTATTGAAGATAGAGCAGAACTTCAAGTAGCTATTCAGGACTATAATAGCTTGGGGGAATAGAAACCCTCTCACTGGAATTAAATATATTGATAGATGGTTGGTGTGAGGGTTGTAGATATTCTACCTTTCCTTATCAAGCTAAGTTACCTCTAAAAAAGAATAACAGCGTTCACACCTTTACATCTATGGACGATGTATGGTATGTTATCAATCTCTTAAAAGAAGAATTAGAAGAACACAATAAAACATCTAATAAAAAGTTTGAACTACATCAAACTATTAAATCTCATATCCCTTTTTTTACTTGCCAAAATCATTTTTTAGATAGACAATATCAAAGAGATATACAACGATATATTTATTGTACAAAAATGAAAGTATCCCCTTTTGAGGGTTCCTATGGAAATCACCCAAAAAAGTGGATTGATAAGTGCAATGTTATAGAAAAAATGTTAAATTATATTCAATCAAAACAACTAAAAGTGAAAGAAAATGGCTGAAACAGATTTAAAAGTACAGATTCGGTTTGAAGCAACTGGAGATAAAGAATTAGCAAAAGCATTTACATCTGCTGCAAATGCACAAAAAAAGTTAGAAGATGTAACAAAAAAATACGAAGCTGCACAAAGAAAAAGCAACAAACAGACAGATATACAGCTAAGAAATTTATCAAGACTCGGTGGTAGTCTTGGAAAGATTCGTGTTGCGTTTGCTAAACTTAGAAGTCAGTTATTGGTTTATGCTTTTGCTGTTAATTTTGTACAAAGAACAGTTGGTAAAGCTGTAGATGCTTTTTCAGAGCAACAAGTTGTAGTAGCTAAATTAGAACAGACATTGCGTTCGACTGCATTTGCTTCCAGGTTAAGTTCGAGAGAATTACAAGGATTAGCTGCAAATCTACAAAAATTAACTGGCATTGGAGATGAAACAATAATCGCAATGCAAGGAGTTTTATTAACTTTTACTAAAATCAAAGGACAGATATTTAAAGACGCTACAGAAGCGATTATTGATGTTTCTGTGGCTATGGGTCAAGACTTACAACAATCTGCTATTCAAGTAGGTAAAGCACTTAACGATCCTATTACTGGTGTATCGGCATTATCAAGAGTAGGTATTCAGTTTACAGACACACAAAAAGAAATGATAAAACTTTTTGTTAGGCAAAATAAAATTGCTGAAGCACAAACTATTATTTTAGATGAGTTGAGGGTTCAATTTGGTGGCACTGCTAAAAATTTAGATACTACTACCAAAGCAGTAAAAAGATTACAAGCTGAATTTGGAGATTTGTTAGAAACTGGTGGTGGAAGATTAGCACCAATGGTTGAAGATATTTCTAACTTTTTTGCAGATTTTATAGAGAGCTTAAACTCTACTCAATTCTCAAGAGGAAATAGAATATTTTCTATGCTGACTGAAGAGAATAAGAAATTTGCCATACAGCAAGAAATAACGAACAAAAGCGTAAATGAGCTTGGAAAAGAGTTTGGTCTTGTTGGATTAGATATGCAAAGCAGAACTGGTTTCAAGCAAGGGGTTGAAGATATTGACAACAAGCTAAGAGAGTTGATGCAAAATAAAGATCCTCTTGTATCATTTTTCAACGAAATAGTAGTGCAAAATTTAGAAACTGGAACATCTCTACAAGATTTAACACAAGATACTGAAAAAGTAGGAAAAGCTATAGCATCTGTCATAGACAAAAGATTTTTAGTAAAAGACTTTTTGAATATTTTTAAAGGTGACATAGACGCTGAAAAATTTACCAAAGATTTAGAATCATTTACTGGAGCTATAAGTCAATTAGACCAAAAGTTTTTATCTGCAGACAAAACTGAATTGTTAAAAGATTTAGTAGGTATATTTGATATTGTTTCTGATGGTATAGATGCTACAGAGTTTGATGAGTTGGTGAGTAAGTTCAGATTTTTAAATGCAGAAATCATAACAGCAAATGGTAATTTCAGTGTATTTGCACCTATTATTAATTCTTTCTTAGAAGGAACTTTGGTTTTTAATGATTTAACTGAAGAGCAAATACAAAAACTAAGAGAATTAAAAGAACAGTTTATTGAAGGTGGTGCAGCAGCAGGTAACTACTTAGATACATTTATACCTTTTTCACAAAAAATAGAAAACTTTAATAAAGCTGCAGCTCCAGTAATTAAAGGATTTGACCAGATGGCATCTGCAGGTATGCTATTCACAAAGAATAATAAAGAACTTACAATTAGCTTATTAAAACTAAGACAAGCGTTGGCAATAGGTAATGTTATACTTGGATTTACAGAATTTTTATCAAAGGGAATGTATGCAAAAGCATTCTCGACCTTAGCTACTGGTATGACACAAGTTGCACAAATTAGATCTCAAATAGAATCTGCAAGAGAAGCTGCTACTGGTGCAGACTTTGTAACAAATGGTAGACAATTACTAATGGTTGGTGATAATGCTACTGGTAGAGAGAGAGTGCAAGTAACACCTCTTGGTAGTTCTGGAGGTGGTGGTGGTGGAGATAGCTCTGTTACTATCAATCTAAATGGTAATATTTTAGGAACTGAAGATTTTGTCAGAGATGAACTTATCCCTCAAATAGAAAATGCTGTTGGGAGAAATCTTGCATAATGGCATTAACACTTCAACCCAATTATAAATCAGCTCTTGGACAAGGATTTCAGGAATCTTGGCTGGTAGAAATATCTAATACTGGTGGAACTGGAGGATCTACCGACTACATCAGAATTGGAACTGAAGAGGTAGTTCCTGGTGTAGATTCAAATGATAAATACCACGCATTAATACAAAATCGTATGTCTATTCGTGAGTCTATTGACTTAGAAAAAGGAACTGCGAAAACTGGTAATATATCAATCACTTGTCACGATGGAACACTTGCTAATCATAGTCAAAAGCTATCCAAAGAAATTTTAAATCAAGGAACACGATATTATCTAAATCATACTGTCACCGTAAAATCTAAAGTAGGAAGTATTGGTAGCAGTGATTATTTAACTATTTTTACTGGTAGACTTAAAGATGTTAAGTTGAATAGCAACCATCAAGTTGTATTGACTATTGCAAGTGCTACCCCTATTGACTTTATCAAGATACCTCAATATCAATCAAGCTCTGGTAATTATTTTCCTATATTTTATGGTACTGGTACACCTACACCTGCGTCTACTGATGCAAGTAAAGCATTCACTGATGGTGGTAGAATGTTTCCAGTTGAGGTAGATACATTAAATGATGGACAATATAATTGTCTAGCACATAGAGCAGTGACTGATGGTAGATTACACTATCCAATTAAAGATATGTTTGAATCAAATGGACTGCCATTATTTGTTCCATTAGAAGATATACAAAATAACTCATTTGATGATTATGAAGGTGCTACAAATGACACTAATAGAAATGTATTATTTACTACACTTGATTTAAGCAGAGCATATAAACTTCGCCCTAATAGAAGCGTAACTACTGATACTACTGGTGCTACAAGAAGCACAATAACCAATCTTGCTAATTTTTATGATGATGACGATACCACTTTTGCAAGTATGGATTATGTTGCTGGATTAGGTGCAAATACTGATGTATTAACTTTTAAATTCGACAATATTGTAAGAGAAGAACATTCTATTCAAGAATGTAAATTAAAAGTAAAGTGGGCAACAAGTAATCATACTGAAGTAGGACAAGGTAGTATTACATCACAATTATATGTTTCAGCTAAAATAGGTGGATCGTCAGTTAGAACTCTTATACAAAGTGAAACTGGAAATAGAGCTGCAGCGTATGATACCATTGATTTACTTGCGAGTGTATTTGGAAATGAAAATGGACAAGTACCTGAAGAATTGATTATAGAGTTTAATGGTAAGTTACAAGTTCAAGATGCAGGAAGTGACACTGGTAGCGTAGATATAGATATGTATGATGCTTTCTTAGAAATACACACAAAGATAGAAGATAAGAATGATGACACCAATTTAAACACTTTGGCAAATTCAAACTCTGTAACTTCTATTAAACAATTATATACTGGTGCAGATGGATTAACAAAATCTTTTGATTCTGGAAGCGTAACAAATATAGTAGATATGCACAGAGATTTATTATCACGCTTTACTGGAAGAGGTGGCAGTGGAGAAACACCAGATGTAAACCATTTAAATTATTCTGATTTGTCTACTGCTCGTAATAGTTGGACAGTACAATACTGGACAAGCAAAGAAGAAGAAGTAATGAAACTTTTAGAAAAAGCACAATTTGAAGGTGGCTTTGTATT